ACGCCGAAGCCGAATTCTTGAGGTTTCTTTCGCATCAGATAAACTCCCGACCGTTGACGCCGGGTGTGGTGACTTGTGCGTAGGTTTTGAGCGTAGAAGCACCAAGCTGGAACAGTTGACCGAAGATGTCAGGCTGCTGCGGCTGATACTGCGACATTGCCGATCGAATACGGTTAGTTGCTTGGGCTGCAATTTGTTGACGCTGCGCGTCCATCTGCTCTCGCATACCTTGAATGTTCTGCGTCTGCGCCATAAGCTGAGAGAGCTTTTGACGGGCTAGGTCAGACTCCAATGCCTGCACAGAGGCACCAGAGACTCCACCGGCTCCCGCCTGGGACACGGCCTCGCCACGAGCCCTAGCAGACTGCCTGAGGATGTTCTGGAGGATTGAGGCGCCCTGCTGGATGCGTTGCTGCTCTTGCTTATTGAGCTGGGAAAACTGGAACGAGGCGTCTTTAAAAGATGCCTGCGCCGTCTCCTCCCACATACGCTCCGTGTATTTGGCTTGCTTACGTTGGTCGGAGAGACCACCAACGATACCGTAGAGACCCGAGGCGATTCCGAGGCCCACAGCGGCAGGTCCCAGGGCGAATAGGGAACCCGACGCGGGGCTGGCGGCGCCTGCAAGGCCGGAGGCCATACCTCCGCTCATAGGGAACATCATGATCTAGTGTAAAGTGTAAACAGTTTGCCCGTGCGGTCGGAACGAGTTTCGGGGGTAAAGCCTGAGAGCCGAAGCCAAGAGACGAGCTTTGCGTTGTCGCTCAAAATAGTTGCCCCGTACTTTTCATAAATAGAATCTAGCTTGGGCAAGATAAACCGCTTCCAAGCGCGTTGCAACGCAGGGTAGTGGCGATTCCACAAAGTCTCTGTGGAGAGCAGCCAAACAAACCCGAACCCTGTTGGCCGGTCCCACGCGCCATGCCCCCACACCCCGAGAAGCTCGCCTTCGTCGTCGCAGATGGTGAATGCCTGCTCCGACTCTTCAATAGAGAGTCGCACAGCCTCCTCCGGGTAGTCTTTGCCGTCTGTGTAGGCTGCGGAGATCCATCTACGGTCGTTTTCGCAAAGGTTGGGGCCAAGCGCGTAGGCGTGGTCCCCGTGAGCTTCATCAAGGTGCAGGGTTGTCATGCTTGCCGGTATCTTGAGTTAAATCGGATGGCCCAGGCCCCGTTGACCAGAGTGCAGGGCATTGGCGTTTTGTTGGAAAGAGTCAACCTAAACTCGTCTGAGCTTGCGTGGATAGGGATTTGGAATTCACGGCTTGACAGAACTGACGGGGTGATCTCGCCTACGTCTGTGCGGTCAGCCAAGAACTCCTCAGTTGTCGTGTTTTGACCCACAGACTCCACAGTAGCCAGAAGGTACCCAGTGTCCGTCAAGGTGATTACAACATCTCTGACGTGCGTGTTGCCGCCGACCACTGAAGTCCGACCGCCGTCCTGCGAAGACGATTGAACAACAGGCCGGGTCATCACAAGCTGGCAATCGTACTCTTGGCCCACCCAAACGGTCTCGCCGCTCCAGTCGCCGGGCACTGTGATTGTGTCGGTCGCTGGGTCCGTGCCGCTGACCGTCAATGGCGCCCCGTACTCGACAGATGCTCCTTGAGAGACAAGTAGCATTGTGTCTCCCGGTGCGAAGTCGTAGGGTACGGAAAAGGCCGTCGTGTTGCTGACAATGTCATACGAGCCGCCCACAATAGTAGCCAGGCGGTCCATGCGCGGCTTGAAGGCGCCTGTAAGGTCTCCCCTACCGGCGCCGACGTTTACACGCTCTAGGCGCAGTTTGCTGTCTCGGTTGATGAACAGATAAACCGTGTCTTGTAATTCCGCCGCGTCTACAACGACGCCGCCCGGAAAGTCCCAACGACCCCAAGCAGACATATAGCTCTCGTTGCCTGCCCGAAGATACTGATAGAGGAAGAGTTTACCTTCATCGGTAAGACAGATGATGTCATCACCGCCGCTGGAAGGCATAATCTTCCTCACTGTGTTGGGCAGAAGGCGGGGCACAGCAAGAGTCGTTTCGACCGCCTGTAGATCTCCTTCGTACTGCCCCGGCACAAGTTCTCTGAGCTGTGTGCTTCCGCCTGTAGTGTACGGAGCAAACAGAGAGTTCCGCTGAGAAACGGGAGAGATGGCCGGAGATGTGCGGTACCTTCCTGTGACCTTGGCGGACACAGTGGAGGGAGTAAGCGGACCGCCAGAGCCGTCGATTACTGCCTGCGCCTCTTCGGAAAACGCAAACAGTTTGCGGTCAAACGGAACGACATGGTACACCGAAGAGCCGCCCAATGCGGCTAGGGTTACGTCGATGGGGTCGGACCCAGGCAACGAAAGAACCGAGGTTCTCCAGAAGTTCTCGATCTCCCCGGACTCAGACATGATTACGTTAGCGTCCGAAGAAAAGCCTAGGCGATCTTCGTGGTAGAAGATGTCTAGGATGCGCCCACCCACAAAGGAGGGCTCTGGGTTGGTCAAGTTGTCGCCGGAAGGGCGAGTACCCCAACCTACCGGTTGGAAGGACCAAGCGCCTGCGGAGTCTCGCCGGAGCCTGTGGGGCATAGTAGAGCTGTCAAGCCCTCCGGTGGGTAGGCCGGGCTCCGCAGTCTCCCTCCAAACCCCACGCCCGAAAAGATCCACACTGTATGTGAAGAAGGCGCCTTCGTCGCCCTCTGTTTGCTCGCGCCATGCGTCCGTTGTAAACTGAATGAAGTAATCGTCGTCGGTCGATGCGGCATCGCCTGTTACGCGAACGACTGCGCCTTGCTTAAAGAAGACCGGCAGCTTGGTAATCTGCTCAACTTCGTCAACCCATAGAAGGATCTTGTCTTCGTCGGTTCCGGGACTACCGGAGCCGGTAGTAATCGTGGCGCTGTAAGGTGTTTCTGGAACAGTGTCTCCAGTGTTCATGTAGAAACTAGAAGATTCTACTAGATCAAAGGAGGGTTCCTTCATGTAGGCGGGCTCTAAGGTAACCCCAAGGCCGTCAAGCTGTAGCGCGAGCTGCCTAGCAACAAAGGTCGGCGAAAGTTGGCTCTGGTCAGCCCTGGCCCCAGTGTTTCCGAAGCACACCCACTCGCCCGCCTGCAAGAGCGGGTCGGGGGTCAGCCAAACCGCGAGCAAGTCTCGGTCAAACCGCTCAACACTCACCGCAGTAATTGGACCGCCGTTGCTGTAGTCTGTGCCAAAGTTGCTGGTCGGAGGCGGACCGGACACGGGCTCGCTTGTCATCGTGACGAGCACCGTGCTTCCGTTTGCCGGAGCAAACGTGTAAGAAACATACGCACTGTCTAGGTGGCGGACATCAAGGTCGCCGATCTCGTTTGCGCGTACAGTGTTGTAAAATTCTCCGTTCTCTGCCGTAGAGCCGATAAGGATTGGTTCCGTGCCCGACGCTTGCGCCGCAGTGATCCGGTACGGTTGCGCGTACACGTTTCCCAAAGACCCACTAAAGACCCTCGAAGCGTAGTTCGCCGAATCGGTTTGCGTCTCAACGGACGCCGTACCTAGAGGAGTGGCAACTTCGTAAGTAGCGCCGTACTCTGTTTGGCGCACAAACACTCCAGCGTCGCTTTCAGTTACCCAAGGAGCGAAATCTCGACCTGGGGCGCCTAGCACTGTTACGTCTGTGTTTGCCACGTAAAGCGTGTCGGCGACCTGCTGGAACCTGAAACTGCTGTGATCCGCGCCGGAAAGGTAGTCAAAGGCCCCAGGGGCTGCTGAAACAGTCTCAATTGTGCCGTCGGAGTTGAAGACATGAACTGCTGTGTCGTCAACAGCCACAAGGTAGTCTGCGTCATCCCGCGCCATAGCGACCACTTTTGTCTTTGCGGGATCTAGCGTAGTCGCGTACTCCCCAACATGCTCTGTCGGAAAACGCTTAGTGGCCCCTTCCGTCGGCAGGTACTCCATATTCAGCGAGTCATCGACTAGGTTTGTTGGCCGAATCGCTTTAGACTGCTGTGATATACCGCCCAGGAAGGCGGGGATTGACTGGCGAAAAGACATTATGCGTCAGGGTAGCGGGGGGTTCCGGGTACGTATTGGGACCCCCGTAGATGTGGGAGGTACTTGTCGTTTAGCATAGAGATGTGACCTGTGTCGGCCTCGCGCTGGTCCAGAACCATCTGTGCGTTCCTCTCCTCGACGTACAAGTTTTGCCGGGTCTCGTCAGCGCCCACGTATTGTTCGTAAACTACGCGAGCGGCACGGGCGGAAATAAACGCCTTTGCTTCATAGGGAAGCTCGTCCCACTCAAGCTGTAGTTGAGCCGTTCCGGTTTTAGCTCCGTCGTGCTGGTAAGTTTTGTCGCGGCGGTTATAGAGGCGGCTTCCGCGCTGAATAAGCCAAGGCTCTTCGTCGCTAAACCAACGAGTAATGTTGGAAGGCAGCACAACTTCGCCCGAAGCCGCATCTTGCGCTACGGTGTAATCGTACTCCGTATTAAAGCTCCAGCCTTCGGCTTGAACGTCTACGGAGATTTGTCGCAAAATTGAAAGGGCAATTTGCGTGTTCTTGGAGGTCGCACCCTCGACGGAGTTTACTGGAGGGAGGCCCTGGGCAGCTAGAATTCTGTTTACTGCTGCGAGTTCGTTGAAGGTGCTCATTTTGGGTGGGTAAAAGGGTGGGCGGCACCCAGAATTTCCGGGTACCGCCCTTTGTGTCAACTCAAACTAGGATCAGGCCTGCGTGATGCCGCTGTCGTAGATCGTGGCGAGGCACTCGGGGCGAAGAACCCCGTGGCCGCAAATGATCTTGGAGACAAGCAGGGTGCCCTGACGTTCGACTTGGTAATCAGTCTCGGTCTGGACGCCTTGACGCATGACGGTTCCGATAGCCCCGCGCTCCATGGCAAGCGCAGTGATGCCTCGTGCGGTGGCGTAGTCGGAGTTTTCGGGAGAGGTCGGCGTGACCGCGCCTTGCGGCAGGTGGTTGGTCCACTCGATGTTGAACCCGTACCCCTTGAAGATCGCGCCGTTTGCCTGGGAACCGTTCCCGGCGTTGCCGAAGTCGGTGTTGAGGAGGGCGCCGTACTTTTGAAGGGCGTAGTATTGGTCCGGTCGGATGAAGAAGGTAACGTCGTCCATCGGAACGTCTTTGGCCGCAAAGGTCGAAGCTGCGGAGACCATAGCATCTTCAAGCGCCTGCATACCGGCAGTGTCCGTTCCGTTCACGCCCGTCTTGTCGATAAGCGTCGAGTCGGTCTTCGAGACGTTGATCGCCTCGCCGAAGTCGGAGCCGACGGAGGCCAGCGCGTGGTTCGCCGCAAGGGCGAAGAGCTGCTTGTCCATCTTGCGGGCAAGCGCCGCACCAAGCTGGTACGAGTATTCCGAGCGGGTCTCGTAGTGCTTGATAAGTTCATCCCAGTTATCGACAAACAGCGAAGAAAGCAGAACCTTGTCCACAGCAACAGTGGTGTCAGTGTGCTCAATTTCGCTAAGGTAGCCCTTAGAGTTGTCGAGGAGGCTTTCGCCTCGAATGTGGTAGGCAGTGTCCGCCTGACCAATCCGGGGGAACTGGAAGTCTTTACCGGGCCCCACGTTCATAACGCGAGACTTCTGCATCATGAGGTTCTTGTCTCGGAAGACATTTAGAACCTCACCTGAGAACATAGTGAGGAGGAGCTGATCGTCCCCCCCGGTGAGTTGACGATTACCTGCAATGGTAATCGGGGAAACAGTGGGATAAGCCATAACTGTAAATAGGTGTAGATAGAAACAACAGGGTTGCCATTATGAGCGCCCGCGTCTTCGTGTTGTCCACCCTTGGGTGGCACGCTGCATCGTCTCTACACTGGCGCACCGCAGCGCCCTGCCCTGGCCGGGGGCTTACAGGCTTTTGCGGTGTGGTAGATACGCCAAGGCTGCGCCAAGGCGACCCTTTCGGGGTTTATTGTTTGCCGCGAATGCGACGGGACAACGCCAGCGCACCGCCGCCGCTCGCGCCACCAAATAGGACGAGAAGGAGGATGTCTAGGATGTCGCTGCCCGTAGTCAAAATGTCGTCTCCCGCCTCTCGGGCAGCGGTATCGAGACGCTCTTTGGAGTCTTGCAGAATTTCTCGGATGAGTTCGTCTCGATCTTCGGCGGACAGCTCACCCTCGGTGTATTGTTGGTCTACGCCGTCAAGAAGCGTAGTGGTCTCCTCTTCGATGGCTTCGTATCTGGCGCCAAACTCAGAGAAGGTTCCGCAACTAAACAGCGGGAGTAGTAGGAGAACAGGTAGAAAATACTTCATAGGTTGCTCTGGCTTAGACGCCGCAGGACTTCTGCCCGGTACTCCGGGTCGGTTGCGTACTTTGGATCACGCTGGGCTGACAGAAAGGCCTCGTGAGAGGCAAAAGGCACGGTTCCCGCCGGAGCCCCATTACCCGCAGCAAACGGGGCGGCTGAGGCCCCGGACTGCTCGATCAAGCCGCGCATAATGGCCGTTTGCCCATCCACGCTTGCTCGCGCCATGTCTGCGTTAATCGCGTCAAGCTGCGCCTGGTTCATGTTGTTCCTCGCCCACTCCATTGCGCCGCGCACAACGCTATCTCCTCCGAGTTGCTCCGTAACCTGTCGGGCCGCATCGCGGCGTCGCATCTCCTGAAGCTCCTCTTGGAGTCGGGCAACATCCTCGGCGGTCGCGGGTGTAGCTTCCGGCGCCGAGGGAATCTCAAGGGACTCCACAGGTGCCGGAGGCGTTTCCACGGGAGCGGGCGGCGGGGGCGTCTCAATCGGTTGCGTTTCTTGGCTAGTCATTGTGTCTGTGTTTGGGCTTGTTGCTTAAGCATCTCCGGCCCGAGCGACTCGACCGCTGCTTGCTGCTGTCGCTGCATGGCGATCTCTGCGAGTTCTTCGGGGGTGCGGATGTATTGGTCTTTAGGAAGATTGAGGGCGGTAGCCATGTCGGCTGCAACCGCGTCAAAACGGATAAAGTCTATAAGCTGGTCCGGCGGCACGCTCTGCTGTAGGGCGCCAAGGAATTGTTGAATGCGCATAGCGCGATGGTTCCGCGAAATAGCCTCAAGCCCCGTTGCAATAACGGGCTGGACTTCCTTCGGGATACCCGGAATAGTGCGCCTAATGCGGTTAAAGAGGTACTGGACAATAGGGCGTTGAACTGTCTGGGCGAGCGCCGCGTAGGTGTTACCTAGTGCGTCCTCAAGCTCTTGGGCAACGTACCGAATCTCCTCAGAGGTCACACGCTCCCCAGCCCGTTGAACAGAGCTGTTTAGCAAGAACGACTTGCTGAGAGACAACGCAATATCGCCTTGTTTTTGATACGCGATAGCAAGGTCACTGCCTTTGTCTGCTTGAACCGCGCCGACATCTTCGGGGTCTCCCACGCGAACAGAGCCGTTGGGTGCCTTGGCGATAGAAGCAGGCTTCGTAGCGGAACCAGGGCGGGTGAGGAAGATGACCTTCGACATGACCAGAGCGGCCTCCGCGAGAGCGCGGGAGATTTGCTCAAGCACCAAGAGGTCCCCTTGAACGTCCTCAACGAAGCCACGCCCGTAGGAGTACCCGTAAATCGGGCAAAACTGAAGGGGCATAAGGGGCAGATCGTCCTCGGAGACTTCGCGCATAGTGCCCTCAACGGGCTCCCCGGCGATCTCTTGGAAGAACTCAAACCGACCGCTGGGCAAACGCCTAGCGCCAGTGTAGAGGTCCAGAGTGTCTTTAGTGACCCCGCCCTCCATCGCCGCGTCTACCGATGTCGCTGTGAGCTGCTCACGGGACAGTTTGTGGCCCAGGCGCTCTTCAGCGTCTTCTCTGCCAATTCCTTGGCGTAGAATCACAATCCGCAGCCGGTTGTCAGGATCGCGCTCCACAACATAGTGCCGCATGTCGGCGGTCACCGGGGACTTTCCTCCCGGTCGGTCATAAAGTAGAGCGTTTCCCGTGACCACCAAAAGCCGCATAGCTTCGGCTAGGGCGGGTCTCCAGCCCTCGGTGTCGAACTGGGACAAAGCCTGCTGCTCTAGGAGCTGTAGGGAAGCCTCGATCTCGGAGACGACCTGGGAAGCCTGCTCCCCGCTCTCAGCCACGATCGCGGCCTTGGCGTCGGGCGACATCTCAAGCCGCATGAAGGGCAGAGTCGGCGGGAACAGCGAGAGCATCAGTTTGGAACTCAGGTTGTTTACCCCCCGCGCCCCGATGCTCTGAAAGTTGTTAGGGTACTCCGCGCGGTTCATGTTTTCGCGCGGTTGCACCGAAGGAATAGTGAGCACGGCGCACTTGTGCCCTACTTCAAGAAACTCATGGCGAGCTTGCTCAAGAACGCGGTACTGTGTGCCGAGTGAAGGTTTTTGATTCATGTCAGATACCGCTTCGCGCGGTCAAAGATCGTCAGGTCTCGCCCGTCGCGTAGGTGACCAATTCCAGTATTGCAGGAGGAACAGAGTAGGCCCCTCACCAGACCCGTCGAGTGGCAGTGGTCTACTACCGCCGTCCCTTTTGGCATATCTGTTAGGCAAATCGCGCACCTACCGTCTTGGGAATCTAAAAGCTCGTAGAAATTTTCCCTGGACAAAGAGTAACGAGACTCGATTTTCTCCCATCGGCCCACTTCAGCCCGACAAGATCGACAAACGCCCCGGCGCCCGTCAGGGGCCGAGGCGTCTTTGTGATAGGCCGCAGCGGGTTGGTTGTCCCCGCAGGATTTACAGCGCTTCATCGCGGTATGTTGAAGTTGGCGGGCAGCCTCACATCAAAACGTCTCATTGTCTGACGAGAAGCGCCAAGTTGGGCTTGCGCCGTGGATTCGGCGGTCTCCCGGACTCGTACTGCGGTCTCGGCGGGAGCCGGAGGTTTCGGGATCTCGCGGATAGACGGGGGTCTAGGGGTTTTTCCGCACATATCATTGGGGGTTTAGGTATTGGTCAACAGGCACAGGCCTAGCGGCGGTTTTGGGCTCTACCGGCTCATCAAAACGAATGTCGTACTCCCCTGTTAGCCTAGAAACGAAGTAGTCTAGTACCTCTTGCCTGCCCGCATCCCGCATAATTGTGGGGAGAAGCGCCAGCGGATCCGGGTTGCTGTCTAGGCGATCAGACGGACCCCGAACCGGAAAGCGGTCTACGGCACCCTCTATAATCTTCTTAACAATGTCAGTGTTCATAGAATTGTCATAGGACTGTCGAATTTATTTACCCCCTCTAAATAGACCACAGGATAGGTTTTTGCTTTTCCTCGTCCCAATCTGTCGGTCTCAGAATACGGGCAACGCGGGCTTGCGCCAAGGCCGAGTCGGCGTCAATTCCCTTGTCCTTGAAAGCCTCCTCAATTGCCGCCCAAGCCTCGGGAAGCTCCGAGCCAGAGATCTCCCCAGGAATGGCGCCCAAGCGCCCCAAGAAGGTCTTGGCCTTTACCTGCCCCATTCCGGGACAACCGGCGTACCCGTCTACTCTGTCCCCCACCAGAGTTTGCGTCAGCCAGTTATAGTTCGCCTGCGCCGGAGATACCTCTGTAATGGTGTCTTTGTAAAGGCTGTAGACCCGCGCAGGGATAGTCAGCAGGTCTTTGTCCGATGCGGCGATGTAGTCAAAGTCGCCGTGGAAGATACCTAGGATGTCGTCAGCCTCCAATCCTGGCCTCTCGATGGTGCGGTATTCTTCCACGACCCAAGTACGAAGCCTAGAGTAGGCAAGAGGCTTGCGGGAGTTCTTGCGGTTCGACTTGTAAGTAGGCAATACTTCTTTGCGGAAGTTCTTGCGGTCTGAAAGGGCCATAAATACTACCCCAGCGCCGAGAGCGTCACATATCTTTGCCTCTTGGTCGCAGAAGATACGCTGAGTAGTGGCGAAGTCCGACATGAGGATATGGTTTGCCCCCATCTCTAGGTCGTATTCAGCGGCGGCGCAGGCCTTGTAGATCAATTCGTCGGCGTCAACTAGTACGTTCATCATATCTATTTTGATTAGTGGGTGTCAGCCCAAGAGTTTCCAAATTCGGCGGAACCAATGAGAGGAACCTGAACCTTGAGGATCTCCTCGGCCAATTTGAAGGAAGGGTTCACGCAGTTTGCAAATGTTTCTTCCAGGCCGGGAAACAGGGAACCCTGTACCTCGTCATGGATGTGGCCGGTTTGCAGCCAGTCCTTTCCGGGGGTTACCCCAGCGTCTTCCAGAAGATCCTCGAAGATCACCGGGACCAGCTTCATTACAGCTGCGCCGTCGCTTTGTAGCTGCGAGTTTAGGATAGCGTGCTCGTGACGAATACCGACGCGCATACCTAGCAAAGAGGTAACGTGGCCCCGCTTGAAGGCAGCGGCAAGCTCGTCTTGCAACAGCTCCATCCCGTCAATCTTTCGGATCAGAGCACGGCGCACAGCGGCGCCCTTCTTGGCCCCGCCCTTCACCATACGACCGAGGAGCTTATCCCCGGCACCGTAAAGGAACCCGTAGGTCACGGTCTTGCCCTCATCCCTAGTGACCTCATGTATCTCAGAGATGGCTTGGGCGTGCATTGTGTGCACGTCGGTCCCTTCCTCCTTCTTGCCTGAGTGGACAGCCTGGGCGTAAGCCCCGCCATCGTACGGCGCGAGTCGATTCGCCAGCATCCGAAGCTCCAGGCCGTCAGCATCAAAGCCCGCCTGTCGGTACCCTTTGAACGGGATGAAGATGGAGCGCATCTCCTTACCGTAGGGCTTCCTCACGGAACAGATGTTCCCGGTGTTGGGGCTGCGGTGAGCGCAGCGGCCCGTCACGGTGCCGATGTGGATGGTGCGACCGTGTAGAACGTCGTTTTCGTCGCAGAGCTTGAAGTACGCTTGGTCCCCGTCTGAGAGTACGCCGATACGGGACTTCACGATGTGGTACTCGGCCACCTTAGCGGCAATCGGGTACGCGCGAGCAACGTCCATCAAGGCCTTCTCGTGGAGGGCCGGGTTCCCCTTCGCGGTCAATTCCCTGGGGACCCAACCAAACTGCTCAGACAACCTCCGGGCGAGTTGCTGGCGGGAGCCGGGGTTGAATGGGATCATCTTGTCCGGGTGCTTCTCGCCCCGGTACTTGCACAGGACCATGCGGGGCTTGCCGTTAGGGTACGGCTTGTGTTTAATGAACTTGGGCGGGAAGACCTCCTTGATCTCTTCCTCCAACACCATCTTGCGCTCCTCAAGCTCCCTGAGCAGCTTCATCGCCGCAGGACGGTCGAGCTGTGCACCACGGCGCCCCATACGTTCACACTGGTCAGCGAATCGGGCCTCCCAGACATGGCAGTCACCCTCCGGCAGACGCTTGTAGAGCACTTGGTACAGGCGGCAGTTGACCGCAACATCCTGCCTGCAATAGTCGGCCATGGACTGCGTGAAGGTTCCCCAGTCCCCGCCGGGGTCGCCCTTGGGGAAGCCGAGGCGGTTGCCCCACGATGCCAGGGTGTGTTGCCCAATAAACTTGCCGTCAATGCGGCCCTGCTCCTTCAGCCGGAAGTCACGCTCCCGTCTGTCGGAGTAGATCAGTCGGCTCCACACCGCCGTGTCGTACATATCCTCCGCAGACCACCGCACTCCGTACATCTTTTCAAGCGCCGGGCCATCGTAGCCGATGATATTGTGGCCCGCGAGCCTGCCACCTCGCTTAACGTGGGCGGCAAGGTGCGCGACACCCTCCTTGATAGAGCCCGCGCACGGCGTGATCTCCGGGTCGTCATGGTAGAGGAGGACCTCTTCGCTAGAATCCGCAGACGGCGGAGCCACTGCGACACAGTGTACGGTGTGTAGTTCATCAAGCAGGCCGTTAGTCTCGATGTCAAAGACGAGAACCTTATAGGATAGTGCGGCATCGGGCCGCAAGTTCTTTAATCGTGCCATTGTTCGTCAGTGTAGTGTCTGCCATATCCAGCAGACGGGTTGTATTCGTTTCGGATTTGTGGTCGTTGACCGGCCCGTAGCCGGGTCTGTGGATGGCGACCACGATGCCGCCCTTGTCTTTCACCCACTGTAGCTCATTATCGTACCTGACATCTGTAACAACTGCAAGTTCGGCAAGGGTCTCGGGCATTGACTTTACCCAAAAGTCTTCATCAAAGTCTCGGAGCGTCTGTCCAAGCCGCTGCAACCTCTCTCGGGTTTCGTTGATACCCTTGCGCTTCCA